AAAAACCGTCAATCAAATCGCCAAAAGCCTGAAATCACGAGCCAAGCGCATCAACCAACGGTTCTTCGATCCCTCCACGTGATGCATTGAATCTATTATCTGAGCCACACCCCGTATCATCAGGCAACTTGCCTACACTAGAGGAGACAGAGCCACAATCAGAATAGCCAGCTCTATGTAAAACCGTATCCATCCGCTCATTGTGCCGAGAAAATCTATACTGAAGTGTGTAAAGTTTTTTCGAAGTATTTTTTATCTTGGCTGAGACAGCGTAACACCTTCAGGTGTGATTTGTGATTGAAATATATTGTAAGTCATCTCACGCCCTAATGATCTGAGCACAATCTGACGTTCTCTAACGTTACAACGTTCTGCATCATTTTCAAACCAATTGAACATCCAACACCCGCAATCTACATATTTCTGCGCTAAGCCACGTTCTGCGGGACTGATTCGATAGCCAGCATGAACAATGCGATGCCTTAGCTTGCGGGTTTGATCGAGAATTTTTTGTTGGAAATCAGGAAATACACGTCCGCTTAATTGTGTATACTTCCGAATACGAGAATAGAAATTGACCCGTGTATCTTTTATAAATTTTTTTGCTGCTTCCGGGCCTTCTTTCGCAGAAACTACTTTTTCGGTAACAGCACACACAATAGCTTCGATAGCTGTCGTAATCCGTCGAATAGCATCAGAATAGTTTCCACGCTCCATGAAATTAATGGCATCCAATAATTCAAGTTCACCTGGATGCGGTGAAGTTAACAGATGCGTCCGCAAACTATCTGCATTGGTTAGTTTAAGTTGCTCCAGCTGCCCATCAGATCTTTTACTAATAGGGTGATCCCACCTTTTATAAGGAACAAGAATGCAAGAGTAAGCTTTACTATCGCGCTTAATCATCCAGTAAGGTACATCCCAAGGAGCGACCTCAAACGCAAATGGATCATAGGTAGCAAGACGATATCCTTGAACCAGCTTATTTAGGACAGGAATATGCGCACGGCATAATTCGTCAAAATATAATATAACGGATTGCGGAGTAACCGAAGATGGATCCTTTGTGCGTTTCAACCATACATCTTCGTTACATCGGGTGGTAATTGTTAAAACAGACTTAGCTTTTCGCCATAGCAAATGGATAGTTGGATTTAAACGTTTGAATTCTTGAATATTTTCAGGCATTTCATCATCTTTTAAGAATTTACCTTGATAAATTAATGAGTTTTTTGAATCACTAATATTATTTGCATACAGTTCGAAGTATTCCATGTGGATAGATACTGGAAATTCATGTCCTCCCACTTCGACTTGTAAAGTCGTATTTTCGACGAAAAGCCAGAAAGGAAGCTCCACTTGTAATTTAATCTCAACCCATGGAGCATTCCAATCCAAATCATCCCCTAGCCTGTAGCTAGCCGGTGGAGAGCCACATGATTTTAGAAAATCGTTAAATGCATCTGTATCCATTAACTGCGGCGATGATCGTATATCGCTCTCCGAAGTCGATGAAGCCTCAGATTGAGAAGTGTCATTCGATGAAGTCTTACGTTCCACGGTAACACCCTTCCTCTAGTTCTTCCTATTAATAATGGATGCAGATTATCTTTGAAATTTGTCAAGATAGCTATCTAACCGAGCGGCTCTTTTGATCTACACTTATTCAGCCTGCACAGCAGCGTTAGCGGCATCGAGCTGCTTTTCAGCAAAGGCCCATTCATCCGCAGTGGGTGCCCGGCCTTCCTTCAGCGGCTTCAGCAGCGCGGAAATATCTTCCACAATCACCGGGCCGTTTTCGACAAGAGCTTCAACCGCAGCAATGGCAATGCTTGCATAGTTCATGATGGTTTTTCCTTGGTTTTCCGCCATTTCTGGCAGGCAATAAAAAAGGGTATCGGTAACACCGACACCCTTGGGGATCATTTTCCTGATGCTGGGAAAATGTTTACTTGCTGGCAGGCAGCAGTTTGCGGGCTGCGTCCAGGACATCTTGCGCTGCCTCAACAGCGGCTTCAGGCAGCGGATCACCCTTCGCCGCGGCATCATCGAGCGGCTTGATCTGGTCATGCGCGGTCTGGAAAGCAGTCTTCAGCTTTGCCACCACAGCCGGGTCTGCGGCCGGGTTCTTTTCATAGTCAGCCGCAAGCTGGGCTGCGGCCGCGTAAGACAGGCTCAGGCCGTAAACAGACTGCTGGCGCTGCACCAGATCATCAGATCCGCACGCCATCAGGCTGGTGCCAACCAGACCAAGCAGCATGACGCCTGCTACGGCAGAAGCCGCGCTGCTTTTCTTGGGTGCTGCTTCAGCAGTGGAAGAAGCAATGGCAGATGTTGCGGCCGCCAGAATGGTGCTGGCCGGCACGGCATCGGCAATCACCTTTGCTGCCGTGGGGCCAATGTCCTTATGGGCGGCCACTGCATTCAGCGCCTTTTCCAGATCCGCCTTGTTGGCCAGAAGTGCTGCAATAATGCCGCTGTTATCACTGCCCAGCAGCGGCAATGCAGCAATCAACATGGCCGCAGAGCCACCGGCCGGAATCACGTTGAACCACGTAGCCACCAGATCCCCCAGAATAAGGGACAGGGCAAACAGTGTGGTGGGCTGGCGCAGATATGCGCTGATACGGGACAAGTTCATGGATCTACCTTTCGGGCACGCTGTGCATGCCTTGTATGTGTGAAATATCGGGGGTTTCTGGCTGTTCAGCCCTGTGCGCCGCGCAGGCTTACGGGCAGCGTGTTGATGTCCACGTCTTCCACCAGCAGGGCTTGGCCATTGCGGGGTGCTGCAATGCACAGGCCGCGTTTTTCCAGCCGCTCTGCAATCAGATCAGCCAGCCGGTTCAGTTCGCGTTCAGTCATGAACATGATGTCGCTTTCAGTAGGAATTTTTCAGGAATCGGATCAGCTGGCCCACAGCTGCCATTCGGCACGCCGCCGCAGCGTCAAACCGGCTACGGTGATCAACTGGCCATTGCGGTGCATGTGGTTCCACAGCAGCAACTGATTGCGGGCGGCATTCCCCTGCCCCGCGTTCAGCAGCTTCAGCAGTGTGGATCCCGCCAGCGCGGGCAATCCGAGGTTGTAAGTAAAATCCAACAGCGCGGCCTGCTGGCCGGGTGTCAGCGGCACACGCACCAGCCGCAGGATCTGCGGTAACAGCTTGCCCAGCGTGCCTTGCAGCAAGGCATTGGCATATTCGGCCGTAATGGGCGCGGTGCTGGCGGTTACGGCGGCCCCGTTGGCCAGAAACCGGCTGCCATAGCCGATTGTCCAATACCCGGCCGGGCACACATAGGGGCACAGGCGCAGGCCTTCAGACCGGCGGCACAGATCTGCCGCCAGCAGGATCGGATCATTCATCAATTTTCCGGATACAAAAAAGGCCGCTCAATGGCGGCCGGAGTGGACGAGTTTACAGGTGATCTTGCCCGGATTAGCCCACCGGAGCACAAAACCCGCAGAAAACAGCCCTTTGCAGTGGGCTTATACGTTGGCAGATTTTCGTGGTCAGGTTTACAAAAGCCGGTTTTTGGTTGTCACGGGTGCATATGCTGGAGCGCCTGAACAATCCCGCTGCCCAGAGCAGAGCCAAAAATAACCAGGCCGCCATTCACCCAGGTCTTGCGGTTGTTGATCCGCTTCAGCTCCGTCCAGATATTGGCGATGCCGGTCTCCAGCGTGCTGAACTTGCCGTTCACGCTGGTTTCAAACGCAACAAATTCATCCTGCCGCACCACATCATCAGGCATGACACTCTTCCTTTCAGGCATAAAAAAAGCGGCTTAAAGCCGCTCGGTAATGGTGAAGCTGGTTTGCTGCCGCAGGGCAGCGCCATAAGGGTTGCTCAGATCACCGCGCTGGATGCGTCCAAACAGGCTGCGCAGGTTCAGCGTGGGGCTATCGGCATCCGGATCAGGTACAAACAGCACATTGGCGCCAGATGCGCCGACCAGAAGGATCTGCTCCAGCACCGGCACATCTGCCAGATCCAGAGATTCATGATCCACTACAGCCTTGCGCCGCATCCATGCCGGCGTGACAAATTCAGCTCCGCTCATGCCGGTATTCACCGTCACGGAGCTATCCAGCCCGGTGGTGCTCTTGGTGCTCATGTTGCGCACCGGCTGCCATACCGGCCCGATATAGGCCAGAGACAGGGAAATATAGCTTTCCGATACGCTGCCATTGCTGGTGACAGTGATCTTGACTGTATCGGCCTGAATGTCCTGCGGTGCCACATGCACCATCTGCACCGGGCCAACACCGCCCAGCGTGGCAAAGCTGCCAGAGGCAGAATACACCGTATTGCCGCCAGAACTGGCCACAAGCTGCCATGTTGCGGCTTGGCCAAGGTTGGTGCGCCCCACAAAGAAGGCCCGCATGGTCTGGGCACTGCCCCATTGCGCCTGAAACCATGCTGTTTTGTTGCTATCCCCAACAGACCAGAACGCCGCCGTGGTGTTGCCCTGGTCTGTGGCCAACTGATTGGGTGAGAAATCCTTGGCAGCCGAAACGCCTGCATAGAATGAAGCGGATCCGCTAAGGCTGGCGGTCTTGACCAGATTATTCAGGCCGAAAGCACAATTTTGCATCAGACCAGCACCGTCAGCACGCACTGGCCTGCGCTGGAGCCACGCCAGCTTTCACCCACAACCAGACCGCCCAGACCATCGCGCAGGCCATCCACATTGGCAAACAGCACAATCTCGTCCCCCATTTCAAAATCGAACAGGCGTTCAAACGGCAGCGTGACGTAAAACACGCGCCGGTCTGCCACCGTCCATAGTTGATTGATGACATCGGCCACCACCTGCGCTCCGGCCTGCGTGCGCAAGCTCGTCAGCACTTCGGGCGGGCTGACCACTTCCACCGTTGGGCTATCCGTGCCCACAGTCACCGCACTGCGCTGCGTGCGCAGGGTGGACAGATCTGCCTTCGGGCTGAGGGTGCTGGTGCTCATCACCGTATAATTGCGGCTATAGGTGCAACGCCCGCAGGTGAGAGGCAGCGCCAGTTCGGACGGCAGATCCGTTTCCTTGATGTCAATCACCTCATCCGGAAGCACCGCCAGCTTTTCCCACTGGTGCGGCACAAGCTGCAAAAAGCTGTCTGTAATGCCGATCAGCTTCAGTGTGCCGTCCCGTGCAACAGCCAGCTTGCGCATGGTGCCCTGCAACAGCGCGGTGATCATGTCATTCCCGGTATAGCTGTCAGAGCCATCCCAGAACGCACCGGCGGCACTATCCACCTTGCCGAACGGATCCGCCCATGTGCTGGAAATGGATGCCGCCGGTATGCCGATATCCTGCACCAGCACCTGCCGCACGATATCCGGCAGGCTGGAAACATACGTGCCATCGGGCATCGCGCCAGTGGCCCAGCAGGTAATGGTATAAACCGGCGTGCCACCCAGCCGGAAAAATGCGCCCCGGCTGGAACTTTCCACAACATAGGTGCCTGCGGCCGGATCTGCGGTCGTGATATCGCTGACCATGCCCGCATATGACCAGCTGCCATCTGTGGATGTAGCAGACCAGCTACCCAGCACGCCGCCTTCCAGCACGGTCAGATCCGGCTGTGTGCCCTGCGTGCCCATCCAGAATGGTGCATCAGAGACCTGATAGATCTGATTGACGCTATCCACACAGACCGGCGTGATATTGAAGGCATAACCCCGCAGGCGCGGCTTTACCCGGCCTGTCAGGTCTGATCCACCTTCCACGCCGCCAGTGCCAGCATAGGTTGCCAGTGGCAACTGGCGCGAGAGCACGGCAGGCCCGGAAAGTGTCAGCGTGCCTTGCGTGGCTCCGGTGCGCCATGCGGTGGCGGATCCGGTAAACAGAGGCTGGCACGCAGAGAGTGCCGGATCTGACCACCAGCCGCGTGCCATGTCATAGCTGCGCAGGCCGGTCAGGATGGACAGATCTCCGGTATGGTTGCGCACGTTCATGCTATCGGCCACACCATCGGACAGATTGACCGTAAGCTGCCCGAACGATTGCGTCATGCTGCTACCGGAAATTGAAATATCCAGTTCCCTGTCCACATCAGGCAGGCTGGCCAGAATGGGCGGATATTTCGTGCCGGTGGCAACATCCACATACCCGCCAGAAGACAGGCATGTGGTCGTGCGGGAAGCCGCAGGCCCGAAGGCCAGCGTTCCCAGAAAACAGCGTTGCTGCATTATGGTGATATCCCGTTACGCTGCGGCTTTGAGGTTCTGGAACCGTGTTTCCGCAAACAGGTTATTCGTGGCCTGCAGGATCTGCTGCAAAATGCTGGCCAGCGTGGTGGTGCTGTCCTGCATGATGTCCCGCATGGCGTCTGCTGTCAGGGCATTCGTGTTCATGCTGCCCAGAGATTTCAGCATGGTCAGCACCGCCTGATAGTCTTCCACATATGCGGCCCCTCCCCCGTTATATTTTTGGGACAGAGACAGATATGTCTGCATATCGGTCTGTAGGGATGCCAGAGCCGTGCTGTTGCCACCCATGGCCGCCTGGTAATCCGTATGCAGATTATCATTGGCTGCCTTGTACTGATCCTCAACAGACAATGGCGAGACATCAGACGTATCCAGCCCTTTTGCGTAGGACAGAAGATTGCTGAACACGCTGGAAACCTGCTCGCTGGCCTGATCCTGATATTCTTTCTGCTGCTCTAAAGCCTTTTCCTGATACTCGGTTTGTATCTGAAGGCGCTCGGCAGCCTGTGTTTTTTCAAGATCCGCCAGCTGCTGCTGGTAGGTCACATTGTCCGCATAGTTATCACCCAGAAAGCCCCGCCAGTTCTCCTGCAACTGCTGGATTTCCTGTGCGGCACTCACCTGCTGATTGAGAAGATCCGCACCTTCCTGATCCCCCGTGGCAGACAGATAACGCGCCTGCACGGACTGGTCAGATTGCGAAAGCGTGGTCTGCTCATTGGCAATCATCATGGCGGCAATGGCATTGCCCTTATCAAGCAATGCCTGGGCATCCAGACCGTAGGATGCTGCCGTGTTGGCGGCGTCCTGATATTTCTGCTTCAGGTCATCCACCTGCTGCATCAGGCTTTCGGAACCGGATGCCGTGACATCCAGAAGCCCTGGCATTGTGGTACCTACAAATTCCTCAATGGCCTCAAACTTGCTTTGCAGGTCATCTACGGAATAGGTGCCACCATCCAGCGTTGAAAGCGCCTTGGCCATATCCCCCGTGTAGCCGGTGAAATGATCCACCGTGACATGGGAGCTATCATCAAACTTTGAGACAGACACCTTCATGCTGTCCAATTCGTCTGCAAGGCTTTTCAGGCTTTCCAGATCCTGCGTGAACGTGTCCACGCTATCAAAACTGGTCGGCATGAGCTGCTTCAGCTCCTGCTGCATGGTGGCGTCTGAACTGGTCAGATCCAGATTAGGCAGCAGATCTGTCAGGCTGTATGTTTCGGACTTCTTGCCTTTCTTAGACCAGCCAACCTTGCCAATGGTATCCGTGTTTGTGGCGGAAACCCCGGTATATCCAAACACATTGTTGATGTTGTCCAGATCACTCTGCAGGCCGGATGCCACGTTATCATTGCCATGAATATCCTTGTAAACATGGCCGCTGATATCCAGCATCCCATCGCTGCCTACGGAAACATACTGATAATCCTTCTTCCTTTTGGCAAAGAGCTGCGACAGAAGATTATAGGCCATATCACCAATACCGAAGGCCGCGCCTGCCATACCCATATAGCTACCGATGGAAGAAACAGCACTGCCAACACTGCTGAATATCCCGCTGCCATCCGCCGCCTTGCCAGAAAACAGGTTTTCCAGGCCTGAAAACATGCCGCCACTTTTTGCGGCCGATCCGGCCGGGTTGCTGATCTGGTTTTTCACATTCAGGGCTTCCCATGGGGAATAGGCCCAGCCAGATGATGTGATGTCGTTCCCTTCACCATATCCGGACAGAATGTTGCTGACACTGGAAGAATTGCTACCTGCACCAACTTTACCAAACAGATTTCCCAGATCTGCCAGAGTGGTGCGCGTGCCGCCATCAATGCTGTTGAGCAGCGGATTGATAAGGGCAAAGCGTGCAATCACACTGGCAACAGATGCTTCCACACCTTGCAACATGCTTTTGAAAGACATGCCGCTAGATGTGCCCTGCATGAAGCCCTGCACCACGCCATCGGACAGCTGATCCGCCATATCGCTGATAGAGCCGGTGAAATCATCCATCACCTGCTGCTGATGCTCATACTCGGTAGAAGCTTCAGCAATTTTTGTGCTCAGATCAACATAGTCCTGTGCTTCCTGCGGCAGAACGATGCCGAATTTGCGGTGTTCCTGAATTTCTGCCTGCATGCGGGCCAACGCAACAGAACGTGCATCTGCATTCTGTCCGATACTGGCCGTTTGGGCCTGTATCATGCTCAGATTGTCTTGCAGGCCGCTATTCTGCTGCGCCTGCTCAAACCGGGCCTGTGCGTCTGTCTCGCTGTTCAGCGCGGCCGTGCGGGCTTTCACAGCTTCGGCAAATGCCTGTGATTTCGGGTCAAAATCCTCCAGTGCCTCATTATAGGCTTGCTGATAGTTTGTGGCGTGCTGGATAGCCTGCTCATCAGAACCGGCAACAGACAGCATAGCTGTTTGTGCCTGGGCCTGCCGCTGCACAGCCACCGTGCCATCATTATATGCGGCCGCCAACTGCTGCTGTTTGGCAGCAAGCGCCTGTGACAGTGCCGCCTGATCCACACCAGTGCCACGCGCCTCGGTATCAAACTGCGCGACCACTTCCGCCATGCTGCGCCAGTAACCACTTTGAGCAGAAAGCCCCTCATTCTGGTCTTTCATGCCCTGGGTGATCTGTTCCTGCGGGCTCAGGGTATTTGCCAGCTGGATACGCGCCTGGGTGATGCGTTCCGTGGTTTCCTGCCACGCCTTGGATCCAGCCGTCTGCGTTGTCAGCAGCTTTTGCTGTGACTCAATATAGGCGCTGATTTCCGCACGGCTTTGCGTATAGCTGGATGTGTTGAAGCCACCGGCTGCATCCGCAGCGCCACCCGTGATGGACTTTTGATCATCAATCACGGCCGCAGATGTGGCATGATCCACAGGTGCAATGCTGGTAGGCTTGCTCACCCTTTGATCATACTGGTAGCCCCCGCTTTCCTGTAGGGCGATCTTACGCACCACATTGGAAAGCCCATCATCCAGATTGAAATGGCCGCTTTCCTGCTTGATCAGTGCATCGGAATCGGATGGCAGTTTGCTGAGATCCTGCCCATACACACTGGCTGCATACTGGCGGCCGCCAGCAGAACCCATCTTGAAGCCACCATACAACGCCAGAGCATTGTCCAGATTACCGCCTGTCTGATGCAGGAAATTCTGGAAGCGCGTGATGCCTTCATCCACATTCCCCTTGGCGGTGCTGACATCATATTTTGGCGTAAAGGCGGTATTCACCTGCATCATCCCGACCATTTCGGGATGTGCTGGATTTTGCAGAACCGTGGTGCCCGCCAAGCCACCTGTGGTCTTTTCCGCAGGAATGGGCAGAGATAGAAGAGACGTGATGCTGTTGAGCAACTTGGTGCCCATTGCCAGCGCCAGATCCTGAATGGCATCCACAAGCGGTGATGTCTGCTTGCGCAGCTTCTCCACGGCCTGCTGGAATGGTGTCAGCCCCTGCTTGGTCGCATCCTTGGTGCTGGATGTCAGATGCTGCATGACAAGCGCATATGCTTTGCCCTGCTCACCAGCGGCCTGAAGCTCCTTAACCTGCTCCACAAGCTGGGCATCTACGCCCGGAAGGTGCTGCTGGTAAAGTGCTTGAATTTCGGCCGTAGGATCGACCATGGCAGTTTGCACCGCCTTCAGCCCATCTTCCAACGAACCAAATACAGCCCCCGCATCCTGTGCCACCTTGGCCAACGCCTCAATATCGGACGTGCCGCCAGTAAAATTGTAGGTGCTGCCAATGGTTGTGGCGGCCTGCCGTGCGGTGGTTTTATCCCATCCCGGCATCTTCTCCAGGCTATCAGCCGCAGATGTGATGCTGTCTGCCATGTTGCCCGCGTCTTCGCGCGTGGCCCGCAGCTGCTGGCTTAACTTGGCCAGCTTGCTTTCTTCCTCTTCTGCATACGCGCCCATTTTATAGAGCGCCATGCCCGCTGCACCTGCGGCAACAACAATGCCTGCGGGGCCTGTCAGGGCATTTTTTAGCATGGACAAGCCCGCGCCATAACCCCCATTGCCACCTGCGATTGCAAGGGCGTTAGGCGCTTCATAAAACAGGGCTTGCAACGGGTTGCCACCTGCCAGCACCATATCGGCAAACTTGTGAACATCATCCACAATTTCCGTGATCTGGTAGGCTTCCAGCTTGCCGGATTTGGTGGATTTCTGCTGCGCCGCATCAAGCTCGGCTTCTGCTTCAGCCGCTTCCTTCAGCGCCGTGACCTGCTCACGGCGCATGTCCACCTGTGATTTCAGATCCTGAAGAACACTCTGCTTGATAGCTGGATCCAGCTTATCATCTGGTACAGAGGCAGCCTGCGCCATGGCATCTTCATAACGGTTTTCGGCCGCCATGAGCTGCAACATGACCTTTGCCAACTGGCTTCCTGCGCGTCCTGTCCGCAAAAAGCTGGAAGCACTTCTATCCAGACCGGCCTGCAATCCAGATAATGACTGCTCCGCCGCTTCACCTAGACCGGACAGCTCACCCGCAACAAGGCCGGCATCGCCCTTGATGTCGTTCAGGCTTTCCTTGAGCTTGTCCTGCTCCTGGAGCGTTTCGGACAGATCTGGAGCCTGAATATCAACGGTGCCGGAAACATCAGCATGCACATCTGGAACCATGATACCGTCCAGAGCATTCTGGCTGGTTTCAGCCATGCGCTGCATATCGTTCATGCCGGATGTAACAGCTTCAGAAACCTGATCCATGGCATCAGGTAGCTTTTCGGCCGCAGATGTCAGATCACCAAATTCCTGGCCAACATCCGCCAATGCATCTGCCTGTTTCTCAGCTTCTGCAGCCCCCTTGGCCATGGCAACGGTTGTTCTGTCCAATGCCTGCGCACGGTTACCTTCTGCTTCGCGGATGCCGTTTATCAGGGCATTCTGTTCATTCAGCTGGCCGTTCCATGCCTTTTGCCCGGTAGCAGCGGCCTGCAAATTGCTTTGAACTGTTTTCAGTTCGCTTCCAACGCGGCCAATCTGGCTTTCTACCTGCTCCAGATTTTCCGTGATGCCAGAGGTATCAAGCCCTTCATCCGTTGCTTTCTGGAAATCTGCCCGCAGGCTGTCACGCTGCGCACTTAGGGCAAGTAGCTGCTTGGTCAAGCTATTCACACGAGAAGCAGCCTGCGTGCCCAGCTTTTCAAAAGAGCCTGCCGCTGCATCAGCGCCTTCTGCCAGCGTATCTGTGGCAGTTTTTGACGCTTTCCCCACGCCAGACATGACATCAGAAAGAGCCACGCCCTTTTCGGCAACCGCATCCAGATTGTCGCCAGCACTTTTTGTCGCACTTTCGGTCTGATCAACTGCTGTGATATCGACCTGTAGCGATTCAACCAGATCTGTGTCTGCCATGGGAAACCATCACTTTTCTGTCAGGATCAGCGTGGGGTAAAGCATTTGCTCACCTGCCTGCCGATCAGCCCGCCTGCTTACGTAAGCCGCGTGCTTTTGCGTCCATTCTTTTGCTTTTTTGTCCCACGAAATACCCGAAGCGATCCCTGCACTGCGCAGGATATAGGGAACTGGCTCGCCACGGGCATCACGTCCACCCTGCAAGGGCTTGAAGGCACGCTGGGCACGAATGCGCTTGAAGCGGCTCATCAGCGGCCTACGCACGGCCTCCACAATCCCCGGTGGAACGCTGATGCGCTGCCCACCCACTTCAATCTTGCGGGCATAGGGCATGGTGTTCACAATCCACACTTCTGCGCCCATGGGGATCTTGCCCGGTGCATCCGTCCAGGCCTTGCCGTCCACCAGAACGGCCCAGCTCTTGCGGAATGCGCCACTATGGGCAGGAGACCGCTTGCGCAGTTCTTCCAACGCCCAGACAGTGGCTGCGCCAATGGTGTTGAAAATGTAGGTGACATTCCCGCCATTCAGCTTGGCGGCTTCTTCCGGAAGGCCGAGTGCACCATCCACGCGCCGGACATATTGCGCCGATGCCGCACCCGACTGAATGAGATCATCCCGCTCCTTGCGGATCCTGTCCCCTACAATCTTGTGCGCAGTCGCACTGGTCATGTTCCGGTTAATGGCAACCCGCATGGGTTTTTGCAGACGTGCGGCCCAGCTCATTTTTTCATCCGCCTTTTCATGCGTTGCGCCCAGTCTTCAATGAACACCCGATCCATGGCGACAATGCACCGATCCAGCAGCGCCATTTCGGCATGTGTGTAGCCATGATGCTGCGCCCAGGCCTGCACCACTTCCCACGGGATCATGCCGGGGCTGCTTTCGATAACTGTGCCGCCAAGAGGCACACCAAAACCTTGTGTCAGACGCTGGCGTGATGCGGAAAGCCGATGCCATGCCCGCCAGATCCACATGAACTCAGACTGTGGATCCACGCGGGCATCTTCTCCATCCAGTTCATTCCAGATGGTTTCGTCATAACTTCCCCACTCAAGGTGCCACGTCAGCGCCCTGGTCAGTTTCCCTCAGCTTCCTCTGCATGCTCAGAGGCCTGCGTGGTCACAAGGGCTGCGGCTTCCCAGCAGGCAGACATCAGTTCGCGGTAATCCGGATTGCCGAGCAGTTCCTTGAACTCATCGACAGTAACAGGTTTTTTCTTTTCCCGGTCATGATGCAGACCTTTGACATCCAGCACGAGGAAGTCCCGCAACAGGCCCGCATTGATCTGGCGACGCATAGCGTTGGGGATGGCAGAAACATCACCACGGAAGCGTTCTGCCGCTTTACGCAGGCGCTGTGCCTGGGCATCCACAAACTGGTCGGTGTAACCACGGCTTTTGATTTCAAGGCCAGGGTATTTGTCGATTTTCACCCACATCCCATCGGCAATGGCGGCGCTATCGGTTTTCAGGTCTTCAAGAGAAAGCATGGATTTATCCCAATAAAAAAGGCCGCGCTGTGGCGGCCATGTTTCAAAACAAGGTGGAACGAAAAAATCAGACGCCCGTGCGGTAAATGGCAAACGTGCCACCACCTGCCTGCGGGTTGCAGGTTACGGAAACCGTGGCCACCACAGTCTGGTTCTTTCCAGAAATAGGTGTTTTCGGGTTGCGGATGATCCCGTTCAGCGCCGCAAACTGGTAGCCTTTGCCATCAGATCCCTGCACGCCCACACTGACAAGGCCGCTTTGATTGGCAGCCCATGCCGTGAACTGGTCATACGACTTAAAGAAGTATTCCAATTCCATGGCAGCCTTGAAGCTGCCAAAGCGCAGACCGCAAGCCCCTGTATGGCCCATGCCGTAATCCTGCCCGGAGCCATCACGCGACAGGGTGATAGTGGCAGAACGGATGCACCCGGCAGGCTTCGCACCAAAAATGGTGCACCCCATAAAGCCATCTACCGTATCAATCAGCGGCGATGTCGTGCGGGCAGCAACAGAGCTGGCGATATTGGTGCTCGACAGAGACATGCTGGAACCCAGCAGGTCAATATCAATCGTGGCAGGCTGCCCCTGCTGGAGTTGGATCTGCACCTGATTGATCATGGTGCCGGTGTAATGTTCCCACTGGCCCAGAAGATTTTTACGGAAGGTAAAGGTTTTCCCCATGCTTCCGTTAATCAGTGATGGGCCATATATACGTGCATTCGGGCCAGCATTGGAATTTTGTCCAGATGTAACGTATGCATCCAGACATCCCTTAGGGAACAACTCGATAATTCCGGCAGCACCTGTTTTTTGATACTGGAAAAAATTCTGAATGTTGTTGTCTGGATCGTAAATATACACATATCCAGAATCTGGCCACGATACTACCGTTGCAATAGATGCCGCATCAATGGCGTTAACATTAGCCAGCCCACCAGTGTATTGGTTGGACGGATTGTAAAAGAAACCAGATTTTGAATCAGAACTGCCTGTAATAGTGGAAGCAATGAAATCGTTTCCACAAATGCCTGCCAGCATGTCTTCAAACGTGCCAAAGGACAGAATGCCGCCAATGCTGCCGCTGGTGCCCTGACTTGTCAGAACGCTTTGCGCAACTTCTGGAATACCATTGATTTCGTCTGGCGTGCTTTCGCTATCCTGCGGAGCCAGCGTGGCACTGGTATAACGCAACGGCGTGTAAAGGCCGTTAGGGGCCTGCCCAAAGACAGGTTCCAGTGCATAATCCACACCGGATAGGTTGGTATCCTGACCGGCAGAAGTGCCTGTTGTGGGGCCGGTATTGGCCATTGTTCACCTCAATAAAAAAGGCCGCTCAATGGCGGCCTGTAACGTGCTGGAAAAGAATGGGCTGGATCAGCTGGTTTTCTGATCCGCTGCATCAGACGTTGCCGCAGGCGTATCTGTGGATGCGGGTGTTGCAGCAGGTTCAGCCGCAGGTTGTGCGTTCTGCGGGATCAGGCCCAGCCGGTAGCCGAAAAACCGTTCCAGAGAGAGGCACATGCCCGCTGCATCTGCCGCAACAGAGGCAAACACCTGCCCATCCGGTTTGAACACATCGGATGCGCCACCTGCCTGCACCAGCACATCATACTGCTTGCCAGCTTCATCTGCGGTTGGCGCGACTGCATCAGGTGTTCCTGAAACCTGCCGAAAGGGCCACACGCCTGTGCGGCAACCTGCTGGAGCAGATGCAGCCGCAATGGCAACCGCTGCCGTGGTGCTGTCTGCGTCAATCAGAGATGAACCCAGAACATACTGGCCTGAAGCCTTGGCAGTTTCGTAAAGCGCATAGAATTTCATGTCGGAATATCCTGATATTCGTAATCAATCCCCAGAGAAAACCGGACGCGGTTGCCGGTCTGGCTGAGATCTGGCGGATCAAACATATGGCCGCGATAGATGATGCCCGTTGGCAGGTTTGTGGCCTGCCTGAAGGCCACGGACATGGCCTTGCGCAGTTCCAGGGCTTCCAGCGTTCCGGTGCCCTTGGGTACCATCAGATGTAGCCAGATGGTGCCATCTTCCAGATCTACCGGCTCACCTGCGCCTGCACGGTCTGCCAATCCGGCCGCCGTTTCCATCACCCAATACGGGCCATCTGGCACGGTAATGTTCTGGCCTGCCGGATCCAGCAGTTTCAGCTTCTGGGCTTCGGCAACAGCCTGTGCGCGTGTCCAGGCATCAGAGAAGACTGCTGGCGTTGTCATGCGTCTCGCCTCCTGCGGCAATCAATGTCCAGCCGCAGACGGTTGGCCCATCATAAACGGGCTGTGCATCTGTCAGCGTGTATGTTTTAGGGCCGTCCTGCACCCGATCGTCCTGGGCAGGCATGCCGTAACCGGAAAGTGCATCCGCCATGACCTGCGCCACGAATGGAGCCTGCGCCATGTCATTCGTGATCTGGGCAGACTGTGCAGGCGGTGCGTAGGCCATAAGCGTGACGCTGGCTGTGCCGCTTGCCCTGGACAGCACCATCTGGCGGCCTTTGGTGGAGATCTGGCGGCGGCGGCGATCTGTGCGGTAACTCATCCGATGCCCCCAGCCTGATAGCTTGTCAGGATATCCACCGCAGGTTGTGGCATGCCGCCAGATCCGGCGGATGGCACATTCCAACTGGTGGAACCCACCCCCTGCTCGCTTTCAGATTTCAGGTTGGGATCTCGCCCCTTGGCATACCATATGGCCGCCGCAGTGAGCCGTATGGCCTCCTGAAGATCCTGCGGCACGACATTCGTGCCTGCATTTTCCGTGCCCGGTGCGACATATCCGGCCGTGTATTGGACGGCATATATCCCCGGCATCCATCCCGGCATTCTGGCATCAGGCGGATACACCATGGCGGCATCAGGATCGAAAGGAAGATCCTTGATCTGCTCTGGTGTGAGAGAAAGCTCTCCCACGCAGAATGACTGGATGCTGACCAGAGGATATCGGCCCAAGCAAAGCACATCCTGTGCGGCACCTGGCCGCACCATGAACGTATCCTGCCATTGCGCCTGCATGAGAGGCCTGCCGATAAACTTCAGGGCTTTTGCCGAAGCCTCCAGAAGCAGCCGTGTCAGCTCTGCGTCCTGCGTATTGTCGGAAATACTGAGATCCGCTTTCAGATCATCCAGAAGCGCCAACGGCTGAAGAGCTGCTGGCGCACTGATTTGCACAGTACGCCTCATTGCTCTGTTCCTCAGCCGCCAGTGGTGGTGCCAGAAGTCGGTGCAGCCGTATCAATGCCGGTGAAGTCACCGTTGATAATGGCCTGCGGGCGGTAAACAACCAGCGTGGTGCGCTCTTCCGCCAGAATGGTCACCATCCCTTTCACGAAGTTATCCCGGTCTTCGGTGGAAATGGAGACTGTGGCGTCCTCACGGTCAAACAGTTGCGCCGCAAGGCTGAAGGCTCCGGTCATGAACTTGCCCTGCGCCATGGCCAGAGATTCTGCTACCGGCAGTCCCCACAGAACCGGGCCAGCCATGCCCATGGGATTAGCGAACACATACCGGCTCACACTGTCCTTAGTCAGTTCAATGCTGGCCCAGTCAGTCGGGTTCAGAATGTGCCCGGTTGCCGGGTATTCTGCCAGCGTGGTCTGCAACATGCCCAGACGCAGACGGTCAATCATCGTCTCGCCTTTTACCGTCACGCCAGCAGGCTGCTCGTATTTTGTGGACTGCGCCAGAAGCCCCAGAATGCTGGTGCCTGTGCCATCACCATTCAGGAAGGAAAGGTCTTCCTTGTAAGCAAGGCCATAGCGCAGACGCCCATCAATGTAGGTCTGCAACTGCGGTGCATCAGCAAGGATGGATTTGGACGCCATGACGAAATGCGCGATGGTGCGCACTGGCAGCGTATTCAGGGAGAAGCTGATATCCGACTGCGGATATGGATTGCCGGGGTTTTCTGCCACGAAATCAGCATTGTTCGTGAACAGTGTTTCCTTGACGTAGTCCACGGAATTGGACTGCGTGTTCCCAGGCATCAGCAGATCACGAATGACCAGCCGCCGATTGGGCTGGGCAATGATCTGCGGCTGGCGGTCTGCCACAACCAGCGCCGAAGTGCCAGATGTGCCGGTGGAACTGGCAGAGGTGATGTTTTTCATCTCCACCTGCACGGTGCCCTTCCAGCTGGTGCCACGTTCCATGGCTGCCTTGACTTCGTCAGACGCCACGAACTTCTGCCCGATACTCTGGGTCTGCTGTTCTGTAGGCTTGTTCCCGCGAGATGCTTTCTGCTCCAGTTCCGTCACGCGGGCAGACATTTCGGTCAGGGCAGTCAGCGCCTTGTCTGCACTGGCTTTGGTTTCATCCGTGACCTTGCCAAGGTTTTTCAGCTCGGCCTTGGAGGTTTCAGCAAACTTCTTGACCTCATCCGTAGCTTCAGAAAGATCCTTGATGGCGGCTTTGTATTCAGTATCCAGTTCAGACATCGGGTTTTTCCCATAAAAAAAAGCCGCCTCAATGGGCGGCTGTGGGTGAATGAAAAGCGGTTTTGTCAGATCACAGACGAAAACCGGAAAGGCCAGGTGGCACCAAAGAAGATCCGGGCTTGGGTGTATCCTCGCCACGCACAACGGCCATCAGGCCAGCCGTTACGGATTTCAGCTCCGGCAGCATGGGGATTTTCCCATTCTGCAGCGCCTGCTTCATGCCTTCGGGCATGCGCTGGCCTGTCAGAGCCTCATAGGCATCCTGCAAATGCTCCAGCAGCTGCTGGCGTTCCTGCGCCGTGGGGGCATCGTTCCCTTTCAGGGATTTCTGATAAATGCCTATCGCGGCTTCCAGCGCCTGCACGGCAACTGTTGGCTGCACTGTGGACTTGAAGGCATCGCCCCAACGCCGTTTGAGATCCGTGACACGGGCCTGCGCATTGCTGGGATCATCCACCAGGCTGACCTCATACAGATTGGCCTGCTTGATCTGGCGGCGCGGGCCAGTGGGATCTGCCATTTTCACAGATCCATCCTTGGGGATGCTGAAGCCAATGGACAGACCGCCCAGCGCACCATCCTTGACGCGCTCATACAGCAGTTTGCCCGCATCCGTGTTCGTGCCAGAGATCTTGCCTTTGACGTGCAGGCCCTTGCTGTCTTCCGCCACGTCATTCCACACGCCAGCAGGCACGCCATCACCGCCGAAAAAGCCGTGCATGACGTGCATGGGCAGAACACGGCCCTGCGCCTTGCGCTCGGCAATGGATTTGGCGAAAGCCCCCGGCAGGATCACATCACCATGTGAATCCGTATTGCCGAAAACAGCGCCGTAACCTTCCACATGGCCGCTTTCGCCATCTGTGCCGGTAATGGCTTTATACTCGAACGGAACGGCGCAGACTTCCATGCCGTCAATCATCGTCCGGATCTCCTATCATGCCGCTTGGTTGCGACTGTGGTTGGGATGCTGGGGTGGTCACGGGCTGCAATGTCGGTGGCATGCCAACCTTGCCCACATCTGTCAGCGGGATCATCTGTGCTTGCACGGTTGGGATATCGCCACCCGGAATTGGCGCCAGACCTTCCTTTTCACGGATTTCATTGCGGGTCTTGATCCCGTTCTGAACCTGTGTGGCCTCTAGCTGAGCGCGTGTCTGGCTGTCCGCCCGTAGCAGCGCATCCACATTGTGCTGGGCAAAATACGTTTCTTTTTCCGCAGGCAGTAGCAGACAGCGCGTGATGGCCTGCTCTATGCGCACCAGCCACGGCTGAAGCGTATAGGTCAGAAACCACAGGTTCATCTGCTCCAGGCCAGATCCCCATGCAGTGGATTTCTCCATGCGCCCGATCATGACCGGAGCTACGCCAAACCACCGGCAGAGCGTTTCCACGCTAAAGCCGCGAGTCTGAAGCAACTGCATGTCTTCGGGATTCATGCCGATGCTCTCAACCGTCCATCCGCCTTCCAGAAGTGGCGTTTTCCCGGCGTTCAAGGCTCCTTCGTAATCCTTCAGGATAGCCTTGGCACGCACTCGCTGCTCACCTTTGAGGATGTTGGGAGACTTGATGTAAGTCTGGCTCAACATGCCATTGGCAAACATGCGTGCGGCGGTTTCTTCCGCCGCCATGGCGCTGCCTATCTGCTGGCGGCCTGCACTGATGGGAGACATGCCCATCATGCCGTCTAGACAATACCCCTTGATGTGCAGGATATTGCTTTCTTCCAGCGTGAGCTTCTGCCCCTGATACGTGTAGGTGTAGATCAGCTCACCTGTGGCATCGTCACGATTGACCGTCATGCGGTCAGGTCGCAGCGGATAGAGGGCCACCACACGTTTTGCGCCAATATCGCTCCAGATCACCTGGGCAAAGGCATTCCCCCACAACATCAGGCAGGCCACCATGGATGACCAGAACTCTATGGCGCTCATATCCGTATTGGGGGATCTGCTCAGGATGCGATACAGCGGATGATCCCGCGCCAGAGTGGATGACGTGCCATATGGGCTACGCTGGTAGAGCTTCAGCGGCATTGCCCCGATAGTGTCAGAGATCAGCCGCGTGCAGGCCCAGACCGTATCCAGCTGCATGGCGGTATTCACCGACACCAGCTTGCCGCTATGCGTTGGCCCACCAGCCATGAAAGCCCCCAGGCGCAGATCCGTAAGGGATACGCCTGTGACGGTCAGCGCCATTGCATTTGCAGCCTTGTACAGCAGCCCTCTAAATGGCGCTGGCATTTTCATGTCGTGATCAGACCTCCCTCAAGAAATGGGTCAATATTTCCCGGTGGCTCCGGGTTTCGGCTCATGCAGGCCACGGCATCAAACAGTGCCATCAGCGGGTCGATTTTCTTGCCGCCTGCCACTTCCTTGGTGATTTCAACATTGTTGCCCTTGGCCCGCGCCATGGCATTGCCAACTGCCCAGGACATGATCGGACGGCCACCGTGCCAGAACGTGCCATCTGCCAGTTTGCGCTCGAGCGTTTTAATGGGGCCGGTCATTTTCCAGCCCTGGCTAATCCCCACGATGCGGTCGCTCATGATCCCGCGCCGTGAAAGCTCCAGCACGATTTCTGCAACACCGGCCGGATCCAAACCAATCATGGACAGCTTGCCGGAATCATCCAACTCTTCGGCAATGTCTCCCAGCTGGATGATGTCCTGGCTCATTTCCTTCATGATCCACAGGTCGCCCTGCTTCTCAAAATCCAGATAGCGCGGCGCTTCTTTCTTTCGCTCTTCCAGAACACCCCGAAACACCCAGCTACGTTGCCAGTGCAGCCAGTCTTCTGTGTCAGCGTCTCGGCCTAAAACAGCCAGAGACAGAAAATCATCCAGGCCCCCGCCATCAATGCCGCCGACAATCACGTCAGAGCGTTCAATCAGCGATTGCAGGGTCAGTTCTGGATTAGCCTGCCGCATCCAGTATTTGATACCGGCCCAGGCAGAAGCCCCTTGCGATATCCCCACCTGCACGTTCAGATGCTTGGCCATCCAGACGGTGAGCACACCTTCACCGGCTTCCAGCGCCTCACTATATTTGGTTTTCAGCCACTCCAGAGTGACAGAAAGCCCCAGATTTGGGTTGGTGATGTACCAGTTCTCAGGCTTCTGATGCTCTTTGCGCTTCAGCATGCCTTTCGGGAACTCATAGATCACAGCCAGAAAATGCGGTGCGATTATTTTGCCATCACGCACCTTGCGCCCATATTCCAGCTTATCCTTGAACACACCGGCCGGAGATTCTTCGGACTGCGTTGTGAGGTAAATCACAAAACCTTCCGGACGTGATGCAATGCCGCCCGTTGCTTCCATCAGCATGTTCTGGGCTGTAGGCCGTTTCCCAAATTCCCACAGTTCATCCACCAGAACGCCGGTTGCCTTTTTGCCGACAACGGCCGTGCCATCTGCTGCCACAACCCGCAACGTGGCGCCAGTGATCCGATGCGTGATGATGCGCTGATTAGGCGCAACGTGCAGCAGATCATCCAGATCAGGATCCAGACGGATCATGTCCTGGGCTGGTTTGAAGGCATTATCCGCTGCGTCCTTGGTTGGTGCGAGAATGAGAAATTCCGCAGATTCCCGCCAGTTCTGAATAAGAACAGTCAGCATGACACCGGCAGCGATGGTGCTTTTGGTGTTCTTTTTACTGACCAGCAGCAGATATTCGGAAATCAGCCGCTGCCCGGTTTCCGGATTGTAGGAACCGAAAACGGTGGCAGCAAAATCCTTCAGCCAAGGGCGGCAGGATTCCCCAAGCGTTGGCTGGTCCACAACGTCAGCCAACCGCAGCGCATTGAATACCTCCATGCCCTGCTCGGCGGCTTCCGGGAACAATGGTGCGCACGGTATCAGGCTTTCACCTGCTACAATCCTGCGCTCCCAATCCAGACATGCCGTTGACCAGGTCGGACTAAGAGCCGCTGCCATTGTTTACCACCAGCTTCGGCGGCTGCATGGGCTTGAACTTTCCGCCCATGGCATGCTGTGCCGCATCTTTCCTCTGCTCTTTCACGCCTTTTTTCTTGCTGGCTGTTGCATCGCCCATCATGCGGGTCTGCTTCAGCTTATGCAGGGTTTCCGTGCGCTCTTTGATGGTGATGGCCTTCAACATCGCATCGCGCCGGCGCGATCCGGTATCATCTGCCGTTTCCAGTTCAATAGCTTGGGAAATCTCGCCAAGATGGGATGTCGTATCCTCAAGCTCACCAAGAAGACGCGACACCATTTCATCCATACGTTCATCCACGTTGGCAGCAGATCTGCGCCCGGTGGATGGTGGTTTCTCCCGTGGTGGAGCGGGGTTGCGCTGGGGATTGTGCGCAGGTTGGTGCGCAGTTTTGGTGTTTTTGCGCACTTTTTGCGCAGAAGTGCGCACCCATCCACCGGACGCGATGCGCTTGCGCAGCGTGCTTTCGGCCACGCCATGTTTTTTTGCAATTTGGCGGTTTGACAAGGCTCCTGCGCGAAAATCAGCCTCTATCGCGTGCCAATCCGTATCAGTTTTCTTGGGCATTCCCCACCATCCCGCGCAACAAAAGTGCGCACTTCAAAACGCTGGAACGAAAAATTTTTCACGCGTGCCACTGGCGCGGTTCAGGTGCCTTGGGTCGATTATACTTTTACCCCTCCCCCTACCCGCTGGACGCATGGCATCGCAGCCATGCATGACGCGGACGCATGACACCGAAAAAATGGCAGAAAACCGCCGTTTTTCAGTATTCAACGGCGTTTCGTGCTGCCCGCGCCCGTGCGGTCTTGGCGGTATGGCAGGATCCGCAAAGCAACTGGACGTTGTTCTCGTCCAGCGGTGCGCCGCCGTCCTTCAGCTCCTGAATGTGATCCCCAAAGAGCCGCGTGCCGGTGCGGCCGCACTGTTCACAGCAATGCGGCCGCTTGCGCTTGATGGATGCCATCAGGGCACGCCACTCAGGGCTTGTATAAAAGCCGTCAGCGCGTTTGGGTGGCTCTTTGGCTATGCTGGTATCCAGAACGCCAACAAGCGGCCTCATGCACGTCAGAACGGCTTTCTTGCGGCTGCTCATGTGGTGGCCACGTCCAGCTTGGACAGGTCGAACGTCACCAGCTCCCACTTGGCATCTGGCGATGGCCGTCGGTGCAACCGCACGTAGTCCTTGGTCACATCCACGCGCACGCTGTCAGAAATCGCCTGCATGCCGCGCTGCCATTCCTCATCGTCAATCTCCAGACGCCGGAGCGCGAGGATCTTGCCCACGTTCATGCTGCCCTGCTTGTCCACGTCAAACGCATCCAGCACCACAGCTTTCAGGTTGGCATTGGCACCTTCAGACCAGCGGTTCAGGCAACCATGGATCAGCGTTTGCGCCGCCTGAATTTCAGGGCCAAACGAAATGACGTTGCCGACCGCTACAGTCACGCGCAGTGTGCCATCATAGCTGGTCAGGGTGACGTTGCCTTTGTCGCTGCCCAGCTTGGTGCTGTATTGCTCAGCCACCAGATCCAGAAAGGCATGGATCTCCGCAAAACAGAGCCGCTTGAAATCCATCATGAACTGCCGCACCGGCTCGGCTTCACGGTGCAAACGGCGCACCAGCTCATCTTGCAGCTTGTCAGATGGCCGGACATTCGCTTCCGGCACCAAGCGCCCGCGACTGTCCTGCATGAAACCGTCAGGCACGGTTTGCATTGTCATTCTCCATCGTTGTCAGAAACGCCCGCGCCGGTTGGCGTCAGGCCAGAAGGTCAGCGCCCGCCGCGTCTGCGCTGGCGTGGCTGTATCGTGTTGTCGTGGCCAGCGAACTGTGGCCGAGCTGGGCCTGCACCCAATGCACCGGCTGCCCCGCGTCCAACTGGTGTGACGCAAAAGCATGGCGCAGCCAGTGAGCAGAGACATCAGGCGGCAGGCCCGCTCGTTTTGCGGCCCGCTTCACAACGCGATCCACAGCGCGTTCATGAAGCGGGCCACCATCGTGGCCGGGGATAACGGGCGCATCAGGCCCGACATCAGACCGCACAGCCGCGATCTCTTTCCACAACGATGGTGAAACCTGCACATGGCGGGTTTTGCCACCTTTGCCGAAAACCGTTGCAATGCCGCCCGATTGGCGGCGTGTCATATCGCGCCAGCGTAACGCGCAGGCTTCTGAAATCCGCAGGCCGGTGCCGTAAAGCAGCGCCAGCAACGCATGCCGGCGCGGATCCTTCTCACCTGCCAGCATGGCCAACACCTGCTGGCGCGAAAGAATGCGCTCGTTCAGATTGTCGCGGCCACGCTCCATGCGGAACGCAGCACCTGCATCCTGCAGTAGAAAGCCCAGCTTGTGGCCGTAGGTCAGCAGCGATTTCACGGCGCTGATCTTGCGCCGGCGCGTGCTGTCCGCCGCATCGGCCATGCTGTCGTTCCATGCCTGAATGTCAGCCAAGGCAACATCTGCCATAGGCTTGGCAACAAAACGGGCGAACTCCGCAACATTGGTGCGATAGGCCCGCACCGTGTTGCTGCTGCGGTTGTGCAGCCACGTTTTGACCAGCGGAAGATCCGCACGGTGAATGCCATCATCCGGCACTGCTGGCGCGGCCGATCTGGGCTGATCACCGCTAACCATTTGATTTCCCTATACTATCGGGTCATTTTCAACCCTCAAAATCCGTCAGATAACAGAGATTATCTGACGGGTTTGGGGGGTGTTCTGCGGGTTATCTGACACCTTGGCGGGTATGCCGTGTCAGATAATACCGCGTTATCATGACGCTTTTAATCGGATGGAGCGCCGCCAACCTTGCGGCCGCAATCGCCCCATTTTGGCCCGCGCCATGTTGTTTCCATCACGCCGGGTGGTAACTTTTCCACCGTGCGGGAAGCATGTTCTTTGCGTAGCGCGGCATCAATGCGTTGCATGTCGTGCTCAGCATACACCGCACCCGCTGGCAGTTCGCGCAGCGATTGGAGGTGGCCATATTTTTCGCATGCAAGGGCATCACACCGGGCAACCGTATTTTTCAGGCTACCAATGGCCCGCAAAATCACATCAGCCCGATGCCGTGGCAGACGATCTGGAACCATGCGTACGCAATGCGCCATATTTCCATCTGCCGAAACAACCAGAACAATCTTCTTCCCGCGCAGCAGAACAGCACCACGGCAGATTTTCTGCCAGTGTTTCATGTGTTCAGCTTTTCAGAAGATACAAAAAAAGCCGTGGCCCAGATGGGCACACGACTTCGAAGATTTTAGGAAAATACGTTTAAAGGTGGTGGCGCGTCAATATAATTATTTATAGTTGTCATAGGCAGACAATAAAGACAGGCCTTGTTCGTATTCTATAACAAGATCTGATACAATTTCAGGTTGCCAGCCTTCTTCTTCAATTAACCATCTCTTTAAAGAATCGGTAGGAATGATCTTACCATCTAGATGTGATTGAATAATAAAAGCCAGCCAGCGTTCGTTATCAGATGGATGTGCAGAACCTGTAGATTTATTGGCTTCATGCGAGAACAATTCTAGTCGTTTTTTACTTTCTTCAGAAAGATAATCCAACAAATCAAATGCAGAAGATGTAACCCTTATGGCGTCTGACTTTATATAGGTAGATATAAAATCTCTAAAATTATTCACGCATTCATTGTAATCTTTGATTCTATTTCTAGTATCTTCATGGATAGTAATATTTCCTATACGAAGCTCATTGTCGCGAGGAAAAAGAAAAACAGTGCACGGCTTACATCCAATTTTGTCAGTTTTATCAAATATAAATCCTCTTGCCCCTCCACCGTCTTGATTAAAACTTTTTTCTTTATCTAAATTTCTCTTCCAATGCTGATTGTCTTTTATAGAATTAATAAATTTCAGTTGCTCACTCTCTTTGATAAGTATTTCTAAATCTTGATACTTTTCCATTCTACTCTCCATTGAGAATTATTTTATTAACAACTACAAAAATTCTATCTTTTATTTTAAGTGGTATCTGTATGCTAAGGAGTCAATAATCTTACACGTATATATTTTTGTAAGGCCTGAAATTAAGAATTTCTGAGTCCATGAGCTAACCCAAACCCCAACAGGGTTAAGTTCCATACCGGCGGATCACTCTGCTCTGTCAATAAACCTAATTTTTTCAAATATTCTGTTGAAATACTCATCTGTATATTTGGCAATCCAAGATTGCATTCTTCTTTGAGGAACTGGAAAATTTTTATGTTGGGATCAAATTCGGCAGAATGATCCAATCTGGTGCTTTCTGCTCCTAAAATAGTATGCTGATATTTTGGGTCCATAGCGGCATTTAGCACAAGAACATCATAAGGATTTAATTGTTCCAGAATATCAAAATACTCTTTCCGAACACATTTTTTTCCTTGCAATGCATTTGCCAATAAACGGGCCCATAATTCTATTAAATTATCATCTGTTTGAAGTTTCGTTTTATTCAAAATATCATCAACGAATTGAAGATTAGGCTCACCTTCAATCTTTTTCTTATTTAATTTCTTTTTTGTTTGTTCTGAAAGCTTCTTCCAAGCTCCTTTGGTAATGTAATCTGCTGTTTGTTCAAATTTGTGATAAACATACTGACTGAGTATACCATTCGTCTGATTGTCTGCATACTTATAACCCTCTACAAGGTTATTAACAGTAATCATATCCATCTAAATTTACTTTCACTAAATATATGTTCTAGATTTTTTATTTTTTATCTGATGCTTTTAATAAGTTTTTATGCGACAGCGGCAGAGTTTAACTGTTCCAAGCGATAGAAATTCACACTGAACTGTCATCATTGGAAGCCTTGGCTGCAGCTAACCCCAACTGGATTAAACGACGAATTGCTTCCCCTCGACTACGAATGCGGTTCTCGAAAGACCAATTATCAATGGCCTGCACTTCTGAAGGCGTCATCATGGTTGTGACGCGCTCGGATTTCAATTCATCAGACATAGGGGCTTTCTAAACTATCACAACATTAAAAACAACACTTGATAAAGTTTATAAAGTTTGCAAACATCATGCGGCCGAACAGGAGCTACAACCTTCCTGCTCGGCCTAACCTCAAGAAATGGAGCCTATCCATGTCTAAGGCTAATGCCTTATCTAACACAAATCGCCGTGCGTTACTCGCAGGAATTATAGCTGCGCCTGTTATAGCTGTTCTGCCAGCAACCGCGGTTGAAACTGTACCATCCGATGCGGCCTTTGTTGCCCATTATCAGAAGTTCAATACGGTTTTTCGTGCAGTAAGAGAAATGAGCCGCCTGCCAGAACCACCAGCCAACACGCCAGAGGGAGAGGCCTACGAAGCCAGATTTGATGCGTTGGTTTCAGAAGAATGTCGTCTTTTGTCAGAGCTTGCAGCCATGCCAGCCCATACGGCACAGGGGCAGCGCATAAAAGCAGAACTCATTCTCAAATTGCTGCCAGAACATATGACGCATAGCGTAATTGCCGAATATGACAGCAACACACAGCTTGTGCTTTCTCTGGCGCGTGATCTGGTGCGGGAGGCAGCGGCATGAGCAATATAATTCCCTTTAGCTTTGAAGATCATGCTGTGCGGGTTGTTACCCGTGAGGGTGAACCATGGTTCGTGCTGGCTGATGTGTGTGCTGTTTTAGAAATAGCACATCATCGTGATGCTGCTTCTCGGCTGGATGAAGACGAAAGGGGGTCGGTAGTAGTCGACACCCTTGGTGGTCAACAAGAGGTAGTAGCTGTCAATGAAAGCGGCCTCTATAATCTGATCTTCACCAGTAGGAAGCCAGAGGCCAAGCGGTTTCGCAAATGGGTAACGGGGAAAGTTCTGCCCGCTATCCGCAAGACCGGCAGTTACGCGCTTCCAACAGATAAACAGGAGTGGTTCAGCCGTTTTGCTCGCGTTCTAGCAGCCTGTCGGGTTGGGCATTTTGCGGCTGATAACGCCGAGGCTGACCCGCCTTATGCTGCGTAAAGCCGCG